CGGCTGAAAAACAATCTGGCGGTAAGGTGACCGGCAGTAAGTCAAAGACAACTGTCACTAAAGCACCTAAGCGTGATCGTATGGAGGGCAAATCGTCTTCTGAGCGTCTTAAGGCTTGGGCACTTGCTAACAAGACAATGATTCTTAAGTCTGGAACTAAAAAGCAAAAAGCAATTCTTAATAAAGTGCTGAACCTCGGTGCTAACGACCTTAAGCGTTACTCCACTTCTGCTTAAACAATATCTACCCACACTGCCGTCCCTTCGGGGGCGGCTTTTTTAAAATGCTTTCCACCTCACACACTGGGGCGGCTGCAGAACTATTCGTATCTAATTGGTTGATGATGCAAGGCTGTCTTGTATTTAGAAATTGTAGTCCACATGGACCTATCGATCTGATTGCTACTAATAACGATGTTGTCGTCAAAATAGACGTTAAGTCCCAATCAAAAATGACTTATAGAATGGACGGAGCTGAACAAATTAATATTAAATTTTTAGGCTTACGTGAAGACAATGTATGGCAAATACTTTACGTCCACGGAGAGCTATCCCCACGCATCCCAGACGGGTTTCTAGAAGCTTTAGGTATGAATCATCATGAGTAGCGTTATAACCCTGTTACAGGATGATTTCAAGCTGTTCTTACAAGCTTTATGGGAACAACTTGATTTACCTTCACCAACTCGTGCTCAATATGCAATCGCAGACTATCTTCAACATGGACCTAAACGTCTTCAAATACAGGCTTTCCGTGGAGTGGGAAAAAGCTGGATTACTGGAGCCTTTGTTCTGTGGACGCTTTTTAATAACCCTGAAAAAAAGATAATGATTATCTCCGCGTCTAAAGAACGTGCAGATAACATGTCAATCTTTCTACAAAAACTTATTATAGAAACACCTTGGTTAAATCATTTACAGCCAAAATCAGACGACTCAAGATGGTCGCGTATCAGCTTCGATGTAAATTGTTCCCCCCACCAAGCACCTTCCGTCAAGTCTGTCGGGATTACTGGCCAGTTAACCGGCTCCCGCGCTGACTTAATGATCCTTGATGACATTGAAGTTCCTGGTAACAGTCTTACTGAAATGATGAGAGAAAAGCTGTTACAACTTTGCACTGAGGCTGAGTCAATCCTTACTCCTAAAACTGACTCTCGCATCATGTACCTTGGCACACCTCAGACAACCTTTACTGTCTATCGAAAACTTGCTGAGCGTAACTACAGACCCTTTGTTTGGCCTGCTCGCATCCCGCGTAACACATCTAACTACGAAGGTTTGATGGCTCCCCAGCTACAGGAAGACATCGATAACGGTGCTGATCCTTGGGAACCAACTGACCCTGATCGCTTCGACGCAGAAGACTTACTAGAGCGTGAAGCAGCAATGGGTCGTAGCAATTTCATGCTTCAGTTCCAACTTGACACAACCCTTAGTGATGCAGAAAAATTCCCACTTAAGATGGCTGATCTTGTCGTCACTAGTGTTAACCCCACTGTTGGCCCTGATTCCGTCGTCTGGTGCTCAGACCCAAAAAACCTTATTAAAGAGCTACCCACAGTCGGTCTCCCAGGAGATTACTTTTATTCTCCAATGCAACTCTCTGGTGACTGGACACCTTACTCAGAGACAATCTGCAGTATTGACCCGTCGGGTAGAGGTACTGACGAAACTACCGCAGCATTCATATCTCAGAAAAACGGCTTCCTCTACTTGCATGAAATGTGTGCTTACAAAGATGGGTACTCTGACAATACCTTGTTAGATATTCTTCGTCATTGTAAAAAGTACGATGTTTCTAAACTTCTTATTGAAACTAACTTTGGTGATGGTATCGTTGCTGAATTGTTTAAAAAACACCTTGTTCAAACTAAACAACTGATTGACGTAGAAGAAGTGCGTGCCAACGTTCGTAAAGAAGACAGGATTATTGATAGCCTTGAACCTGTCATGAACCAACACCGGCTAGTCGTTGACAAAGGTGTCATTGACTGGGACTTTAAATCTAATCCTGAAGAAGCACCTGAAAAACGTCTTATGTATATGCTCTTCTATCAAATGTCACGCATGTGCAGAGAAAAAGGTGCAGTCAAGCATGATGACAGAATTGATGCCCTTGCACAAGGCGTCAAGTACTACACAGATGCTTTGGCTATTTCCGCTCACGAACAAATCAAACTTCGCAAGATGGAAGAGTGGAATGACATGATGGAACAGTGGTTTGATGACCCACAAACAGCTACTAACCATCTAGTCTTTGGGCTAAATATTGACCAAAGAAGAGAAGCTCGCGGTTCCAGTAAGACATCAGTCCCTAACTGGGTTTAAAGCTAACCCGACACTTATACAGGGAGAAGGGAAGGGTGGACCCGACTCCCTTGGGTTAAAGGGAGACAATCAGCCTTCCTTTAACTCCTTTACTTATCAACTCGAGCGTTAGCTCGGTTGATCTTTTAAGTACTTTCTTTTACTTTGGAACTTTCACTCACTACTGTAATCCTATGATCGGAATCAACAGAGTGTTGATCTGAATCATCTATTTACTCTTTATGGCTACAACTACGTTAGTACATTGTACAGAAGATGGTGACTACCTCATCTCTTACATGGCTAGAGTCTCCAACCCTTCTAATCAATCGAACACTGAGACCAGTGATAACTTGATTAAGTATCTCATTAAACACAAACATTGGTCTCCCTTTGAGATGGTCAATATGTGTGTTGAAATATCTACTACCCGTAGTATCGCTCAGCAACTCTTAAGACATAGATCTTTCTCCTTTCAAGAATTTAGTCAGCGTTATGCTCAGGTGTTAGATCAACCTACTATCCCTAACCTTCGTCGTCAAGATACTTCCAACAGACAAAATAGTATTGATGACTTAGATCCAACTGAAGTGCAACACTTCCAAATTCAACTTAAACAACACTTTGATCAATCAATGATCCTTTATCAACATATGCTTCAGGCTGGTGTCGCTAAAGAATGTGCTCGTGAAGTGTTACCTCTGTCTACCCCTACTCGTATGTATATGAATGGTTCACTTCGTTCTTGGATTCACTACTGTGACCTTAGATGTACCGATGGTACTCAACTAGAACATAGAATTATCGCAGATCAATGTAAAAACCTTGTTTGTACCTGCTTTCCAGCTGTAGCTAAGGCGTGTGGGTATGTGTGAATACGTCTTTTCTATGCTCATTGTTGGTCTTGTTAACGTTGGACCTGATGTTTACGTGGTTCAAGCGTTAGACCGTGACAACATGTTGGTTGAATGTGCATTTATTGTGCAACAGGAAAAAATAACACAAATGTTTTAACCCTTGATATATAACGCGGGGGATGGACGTACCCCGTATGCCCCTCGCTAGTTATACAAACTAACGGAATTCACTAGGTTTTAGCACTTATGGTGCACGATATCGACACGTATGCGTGCTTTGCCTTGTTTTATTGTGTTGCAGTCTGTAGCCGGTTCCCCGTTTCACCCGAGAAACATTGCAAACACTGAGGGGTGTGACAGTTTGCCAAGTGATTCACCGTGTAATGGTTGCACAATGGCTGACGAGTCGCTATGACTTGTCCATGCAACCGTTGCACATGTGTAACGTTGCTAACCTGGACAACAGAATACCTCCGACCCAAGCACCACCATCAGAGGGTGACCGAATTAGCGGCACTGTTGGCAAGGCCTTGGCAAGGACAGTTAACTGCCAGGACAGGTGTCTTTGCAGTGGTTCGATTCCACTGGCTGGCCTCAAGGACTTAGATCCTTGCTCAACCGTTACACATGGACAACATGACGACCGCGACTCAACAGTTCACCATCCTTGATCGGGAGTTTGAGGTTGATGAACTCAAGGACATAGCCAATCACGGCATGTCAGCTGGTGTCGGTGGCTTCATCTATTCAACTGAACTGATGAAGTGCTACGACAAACATGAAGACACAATTCTTGATTGTCTTGATGCTTGCGCTGAAAATTCAGGCGATTCAAGCGGGATGCAAATGGTCATTGATTCTTTGACTAGTAAAGATGACGATGTCTACTACTCAATGCAAAATATCAAGGAGCTAGCCGTTTGGATGTATGTCGAACTCAAGGCGTGGGAAATCCTCGTGTCTATTGAGCATCCTGACTTTGTTTGACTAATGCTTCGCTCACTACTTGCAATCTTTGCAATCACGGTGTGTTGTCTAGGCAACCCTGCTTTGATCACACCCACTAATTCACAATCACCTACGACGTTTCAATCATGACTGTTACAATGTGGCACACTAGCTACACTCGGCATCAGGCTCTTGAAATTATTAGAGAACAAGCCTTTATGGCTGAGAATGAAGCTGGTGAATCTTTTATGACTTGCTCCGATACTGCTGAATTTGTCTACAAGTTCTATCTCAAGGGCTCAAACAAAGTACTTGAGGGACAACTAGAGGACATCTTCGGTGAGCGCCCTATCGTAACTGATTACTAACCGTTGCACATGGACAACATGACAAACGAACAACAGCGCGATGCATACCTTGATTGGTATGAACGTCGTCAACTTGAGCTTTACGAAGAAGAGATGAACAAAGAACCATTCGATGATTTAAGTATAGATGACACAACAACACATAAGAGCGCTGCAGATACAAGCGCTTGA